ACGCAAACGACATTATTGGCGTAGCCACGGAATCTTTGGCACACAATGATTTTGGGCGAATTACAACTTATGGTTTAGTGCGTGGAATTACAACCGATGGCTCTGCGTTTGGTGAAACTTGGGCAGATGATGATGTCATTTGGTACAACCCCGTAACAGGAAACCCTACCAAAGTTGAGCCAGTTGCACCTTACATCAAGGTACAAGTTGGCCTTGTAGTCAAAGCGGGTTCGGGCGGTTCTGGCTCGTTTCAAGTGGGATTGCAACGAGGTTCTACACTTGGTGGTACAGATTCCAATGTTCAATTTGGAACTTTGGCTAATAACAATTTAATTGCGTATGACAACGCGGCAGGCTATTGGAAAAATGTCACATCATCTGCTTTAGGTTTAGGAACTGTCACAAGCGTTGGCGGTACAGGCACAGTAAACGGCATCACCTTAACAGGCACAGTCACTTCCTCTGGCAACCTTACTTTGGGTGGAACATTAGACTTATCTAGCCCTCCGATTATTGGTGGAACAGCACCCAATACAGGCAATTTCTCTACTGTAAATTTAAGCGCAGGAACTACGACAGTTGCGCCACTAGATTTTGTAACAGGCACAAATTTAACAACCCCTGCGGCTGGTGCGTGCGAATATGATGGCAAAGTTTTTTACGCCACTCCAATAGCAAGCAATCGTGCGGTTTCTGTTATTGAACACTTTGTTGCCAGAACAGGCACAAAGACAATGACTAGCAACACATTGTTGCAGTCAATATTTGATAATACTACGGGTACTGGAGGTTTAACAAGTGGTGCGTTGACGGTTGGGGCATCAACCTCTTACTTTTTTGAAATGTCCATTAACGTAAGTGCTATGTCTGCAACATCGGGAAATATGGGATTTTCTATTGTTGGGGCGGGAACGGCTACGTTTACAAGTGCGGCATGGCACGCTTTTGGACTTGATTCAACCACTCAACAAACTGCGGCAGCGGGGGGTACATCTTGGCGAGCAACGGTTGGTGCGACTGGAAACATTGTTACTGCGGCAGTTGGAACTGCGGCATCTGCAATAGTAAAAGGTATTTTTAGAATCAACGGTGCTGGCACAATCATTCCAAGCATACAATTAACAACGGCTAGTGCCGCAGTTATTGGCGTAGACACTTGGTTTAAGTGCTACCCAGTAGGAACAAACACAGTAATCTCGGTAGGAAACTGGACATGACAAAATTAAATATCTTTGAGGCGTACTGATGTTTGGCTTTGCTTCATTTGCCGAATTACCTTTTGCCACAATTGGCGTTACGGAAACCCCAGCGCCAGAAGTCTTACTGGGTGGGCATTTTGGGTTTGACGAGGAAAAGCGCAATGCTGAGTGGGCAAACGATCGCAAACTAGAAGCTCAGAGAAAGCAAACACTTAAAGAAGCATTGTTTGGCTTACCAGAAGAGAAAAGAGAAGTTGTAGCACCGCCCAAAATATTAGAAATTGCAGTTCAGAGCAAAATTCAATATGATGCGTTATTATTACAAATAGAATCTATTGCCAAACAAATAGATGACGAGCAAGACGAGCAAGACTTAGAAATGTTGTTGGAGTATTTGTGAAAACTACTTGGGTATTTCCATCTGACGGCTCAGAGCCTTACGAAAAGCACCTCGGCTCACCAAACGAGCGATATTCCGTGATGGGCGATATAACTCCCTTTATGTCTCCAGACGGGGTAATGATTGAGGGTCGCGCCCAATGGCGAGAGCACCTAAAGCGCACAGACTCCATCGAGATGGGGCATTCTGATGTTAAGTATGCTCAACAAGAGTGGAACAAAAAGAAAGCAGCCCACATTGACCGACTCAGGGGTCAAGTAGCGGTCACGCAAGAGTTTGACCGACCAAGCGCACCGATAGCACCCACAAAGATGTCAAATTTAAATGTAGAGATGGCAAATCGGTTGCATAATCGCCCCATGCCAGAGCGCAAAGAAATGATTAAGTTGACCCTAGACCAAATGAAAAGGATGAGATAAATGGAAAACGAAGTTGTCGCACCCGACACGATTGACCCAACTCCCCCAGAACCAGAGATTAAGACGGAATCTGCCGAAGTAAAGGCAGAAGCAGAGCCTCTCAGTAGAGCAGAGGTAATCCGCGAGGCACTCAAAAAAGACACCAAAGAGCCTAAAGAGGCTAGGGCAGAACGCCCAAGCAAGTTCCCTACGCCTGCTAGTAGACAGGAAAAACCCGCTATCCAAGCCCCCGATATGCCTAAGTCTCTCAAGTTTGAGATGAAAGCACATTGGGAGAAAGCCCCTCCTGAGTTACGCCAAGCAATAGCCCAGAGAGAGGCAGACTTTGAGCGTGGCATCACTAACTACAAGAGTCGGGATGCCGAGGCAAAGTCAATTACAGACCTTTTTCAACCCTACGAGTGGATGCTGAGAAACGAGAACGCAACGCCTGCAACGGCTATTGCGCCACTCTTACAGACCGCAGCACTTCTAAGAACTGGAACGCCACAACAGAAGTCTCAGGCTGTGGCACAGATGATTCAGCAGTTCCAAATACCGCTAGATCAGGTTGCGTCCCATTTCAACGGGCAACCACAGCAACAAGATAATCACTACAATCAACTTGCGCAACAAGTTCAACAACTGACTCAGCACATCACGCAGAGTCAGTATGAGGCGCAGAAACAGAATGAAAACAGAGCACTCTCTGTTATCCAGCAGTTCGCGGCTGACCCTGCGAATGCACATTTCGAGGCAGTCCAAGACAGAATGTTGTCGCTTCTCCAAGCACCGAACATTCTCGGGGACACGGGAAATATGTCTGAGCGCGAGAAATTGCAATTGGCGTATGAAACGGCCATTCGGTTAGACCCTGCGATTTCGCAACAGATGTTTGCTCAACAGCAACAAAACTTGCAAGCACAGAGTCAAGCCCAGAGAGCAAAAGCTGCGGCAGTTCAAATCAAAGGCGCACCAAGCGCGGGTCTGTCTACCGCATTAAATCAAACTGATCGCAGGGCTGTAATTGCTAACGCATTACGAACTGCAAACTATTAAGGGGAATTCTTATGGCATACGCCAATAGTAATTACTCAGACGTATTAGCAACCACCATTGAGTCGCGTTCTGGCATCGTTGCAGACAACGTGACTAAAAACAATGCTTTGTTGACGCGCCTGAGAGAGAAAGGCCGTTACAAGCCTTTTACGGGTGGTTCGACTATTCTTCAAGAATTGTCATTCCAAGCAAACTCCACAGCCATGTATTACTCTGGTGCTGAAGTGTTGAACATATCCCCTGCGGATGTGATCAGCGCGGCTCAGTTCCCGATCAAACAAGCTGCCGTGGCAGTTACCATCAACGGACTTGAGATGTTGCAAAACTCAGGCGAAGAGCAGATCATTGATTTGTTTGATGCCCGTTTAGATGTAGCAGAGGCTTCTATTGAGAACTTGATCTCTACGGGTATTTACTCGGACGGAACAGCGAACAATGGTAAGCAGATCACAGGCTTGCAGGCAATGGTTGTCGCATCACCCTCAACTGGTGTTGTTGGCGGTATTGATCGTGCTACTTGGTCTTTCTGGCAAAACCAGACCTTTGACTTCTCTAGCGACCTCGGTGTAAGCGCAAGCGCGTCTAACATTCAAACTGGTTTCAATCGTTTGTATGCCAAGACCTCTCGCGGTTCAGATGTTGTGGACTTGATCTTGTTGGATAACAACTTGTGGTCATTCTTCATGGCTTCTTTACAGAACATTCAGCGTTTCCCTGGCTCAAGCAAGATGGCCGAATTAGGCTTTGTTGCCTCTAAGTACATGAACGCAGATGTGGTTCTAGATGGTGGTATCGGGGGTAATATTCCGACATCCACGGGGTATTTCCTTAACACGAAATACATTTTCTTCCGTCCCCACACTAACCGCAACTTCGTCCCAATAGGCGATGAGCGCATGAGTACCAACCAAGATGCAATTGTGCGCTTGATTGGATGGGCGGGTAACATGACAGCCTCGGGACTTCAGTTCCAAGGCATTATGACGGAGTAAAAATCATGGCTGATTACATCACCGATGGAAAAATTGGCGTTGACTTGACGGCAACTTATGCGTCAACCTCCGCAGGCTCTACGTCGCTATTTCCTGTCACCCCAGGCACTCGCGTAAACACGAGCAACAATGGTGTCTATATCTTTGCTCGCGCAGAGTCAGACATTGCAGCGTATGACGCTGTGATTATGAGCACATTTGGAGATTCAGCGAGTGTTACTCCTGTTCTCCGCGCTGTGCCTGTCACTACGACAAACGCTGCCGCGCTTGGTTGGAACATGGTTGGCTTTGCACAAAACGCTATCACTTCTTCCTACTACGGTTGGATTGCATTGAATGGCGTTGTGAAAGTCAACTTGTTGGTTGCTTGCCAACCTAAAGTGCCTTTGTATACGACTGCTACGGCTGGTAAATTGGACGATACAACTGTGTCGGCTGGTTTCATCCAAGGTATCGTTGCAAACACTTCTGCAACCTCTGCATCCGCCCCATTCTGTGTTGTTAACAACGCAGGCTTAATGATGGTTGGTGCTGGCTAACGCCTCTCCTCTCCCCCTAAAAAGGGAGAGGTTTCTGTAATGGCATTTGTTCCCCTAAAGATTGTTGGTAAGTGTGTTGCTGACGATGAGACTTTGTTTCAAAACATGGAGAATGCGGTAGCGCGTGGCTACCCCCAAGTTTTAAAACAAGAGCCAATAAAAGAGGGTGTGATCACGCTAGTGGCGAGTGGGCCGAGCGTGGCGGGGCAGATAGATGTCATTAGAGAGATGTCCAAAACAACCCTAATTGTGGCGATTAAAGACGCACACGATTGGTTGATAGACAACGGGGTGATACCAGACTACGCTTTGGCAATAGACCCCCAAGAACACCGAATATCGTTCTATAAGCCCAATACAGGCGTGGAATACATGATCGCCTCTCAATGCCACAAGGCTATGTTTGACAACCTTGAAGGGCATAAGGTCACGATCTGGCATCCGTATGTGATGAAGGGTCAAAACAGACCTAAAAACAGCCTATTGATTGGTGGCGGTACGACCTCGGGGCTACGGGCTATTTCCCTTTTCTATGTACTTGGGTGGAGACACTTTGCTTTATTTGGGTTTGATTCTTGTTTAGACGGAGACAAACTGAGGGTCAACGGCTCGGGTCTCAAAGAAGGCGATCAACTCACAGAGATCAGGATAGACCAAGAGGGTGAGACTTTTTATTGCAACGCAGCTATGGCATTGCAAGCCGAGCACTTCCAAACTTACTACGACTACCTACCAGACGCGCAGTATTACGGGTTTGGGCATGGGCTAATTCAAGCGATCATCAAGAAAAGGGAAGAGAACGCGGTTGAGTTGCAATTCTTGATCGACAAAAAACCAGAGCCAAACGAGAGGGTTTCATTTATCCACTTTGGTGACAAGACTTCCGCTAGTTGGCGATACAGAGCCAAGATCGTGAGCGAGGGGTGGGCAAGTCTCAATGATTTCTCAGCCGATACCCTTATCTTTGCCAAACCCCAAGCGAATGAACTGATGGAGATGGCAAGAGCCAAGGCTAGGGGCGCGTGGGTAATCGTGGATTTTTGTGATGACCACTTTGATTGGGTTCACTACAAAGAGGCATTGAGACTAGCGGATGCGGTGACTTGCCCAACACAGACAATGGCAAAGATTATCAAGGGGCATGGACGGGATGCTACTGTGATTGGTGACCCTTACGAGTACCCAGAAGAGAAACCGCATTGCAACGGGCTAAACCTACTTTGGTATGGTCACGCAGTTAATAAGCACAGTCTAGAGCGCATATTGCCAGACCTAGATGGTTATAACTTACGGGTGGTTTCTAACTTTGGCGGTGCTATTCCTTGGTCTTACGAGACCATGTTAGAAGAATTTGCGAGAGCAGATATTGTCTTAATGCCTGCGACAGCAGAATATAAGAGTCCTAATAGGGCAGTAGAGGCAATCCGACAAGGGTGTTTTGTGGTCAGCGAAAGAGACTTAGGAATACCCCATATTTATGTAGGCAACATAAGAGAAGGAATTAAATGGACACAGGACATCAACACCCAAATATCCAAGGCGCAGAAGTTCGTGAGGGACGAATTCTCGCCAAGAATACTGATCGACAAGTGGAAGAGACTTACGGCATTGCGTACAACCTTGGATGTGGAAAAAAGAAGTGGGACGGATGGATAAATGTCGATCTCCATTCAGATATTTCCGACATCAAGTGCGATCTTAGAAAACTAGAGATTGCCTCAGACAGCGCAGATGCGGTGGCAGCTATCCATGTGCTAGAGCATTTTTACGAGTGGGAAGTTGCTGAAGTGCTAACAGAGTGGAAACGGGTTTTAAAGCCACAAGGCAAGATGATCTTAGAGTTGCCCTGCATGGACAAGGTATTTACTTACGTTTACAACTGCGTGGTTAAAAAAGAACCAATACAGCCCTTTATGACCCTGCTTGCCTTATATGGTGACCCCAAACACAAAAGCGAGGCAATGTGCCACAAATGGGGTTGGTTTCAGACTCCATTAAGAAATATGCTTGAATCTGTCGGTATGACAGAAATCAAATTTTGTGAGCCAAACTACCATTTTCCATTTCGAGATATGAGGGTTGAATGCTTAAAGGCGTGATGACCAATTCTCAGAGGCACGACCAGATGGGAAAGTCGATACACCTCCCATTGTTAAAAAAGCGAGACAAGTTTAATGATCGGTGGGTGTCAATCGTCTGTTACGGCCCAAGCCTCCTAGACACATGGACGCACATCAAACGCCCGATCATCACAGTCTCAGGGGCGCACGACTTTCTAGTGGATAGAGGGATAACACCTGATTGGCATATTGATTGTGATCCCAGAGAACACAAAGCAAGGATGCTAAAGAAGCCCCAGAAGGCTACAAAGTATCTTTTGGCATCTGTGTGCCACCCGACTTACTTTGAGGCTTTAAAGAGGCATCAGGTCAAGATATGGCATCTTGTGAACGGGGATGATCTGAGGACAATCGCTTGGGTAGCAGAGAACCACCCCGAGGGGATGGAGAGCCTAATCGGTGGGGGGTCATCAGTAGGTATGAGGGCAATGAATGTGAGCGCAGCCCTTGGATATAGAAAGTTCCATATTTTTGGTATGGATAACAGTTTTACAGAGAGCAGACACGCGGGTGAGCACTTGGGCAAGGAACAGGAAAAAATCCTAGTCCAAGCGGGGGAGAGAACATTCCAAACTACTAAGCAGATGTGCCAAGCTGCAATAGAGATGGAAAAGTTCTTGGAGACTCAAGACGCAGAGGTTATATTTCATGGTGACGGGCTGATGCAGGAAACTGCCAAAATTCTTAAACAAAGGAACTAATATGCAAGACGCAAACTGGACAAATGATAGTTTTATGGAAGACAACCGAGGCAAGATGGCGGTGTTTTTCCATACTGTGCAAGTGCAAAACAACTTCAAGACAATGACTGAAAAGCGTCCAATTTTTGAAGAAAAGGTGTTTTTGAAGAAATTAGTGCCTGGGGATTCCACTTTGGTGGTTGATCGTCCTATGAGAGAACAAGATGTTGAGGACTACCCAATCGAGTGGGCGCGGTTTGAGCAAAAGAAAGAACAACGGGTCTCTGGTACTCCGATTGATGTGTGGTCAGCAATTAGCGAAACCCAAAAAGCAGAGTTCAAGGCTTTGCATATTTTCACGATTGATCAGTTTGCACAACTTGCAGACAGCGTAGGCAACAAGATCATGGGCTTTAACGACTTACGGGATAAGGCTCGGGCGTTTATCGCTGCGGCTAAAGATAGCGCAGTATTCGATAAAATTCGTGCTGAAACGGATGCCAAACTCGCACAACAAGAGGAAGAAATGGCACAATTGAGGGAATTGGTTAATCAGTTATCTGCTAAAAAATCTGGCAGACCTAAAAAAGAATTGGTGGAATAAATGTCCTATACCCTACTGGAGTTGGTTGATCAAGTCTCAGGCGAACTTGGACTTAGCCAACCGCCTCTAGTAATAGGGTCTACAAACAACCAGACCATTCAACTTCTCTCCTTATGCCAAAGGCTTGGAAAAGACTTGGTACGGGATTTTGAGTGGCAACGCTTAGTCCAAGCCTACATCTGGCAAACCCAAGTTGCGGTTTCCACCACAGGAACGATCACAAGTGGTTCACGGGTCATTACAGCAATCCCAAGTACGGCATCATTACAAGTTGGGAATGTGATCACGGGGACAGGACAGACCCCTTACGCTGAGATTCTGACAATTGACTCAGGCACACAAGTCACGCTCAACGCACCAGTAACGACCTCAACTGCATCGGTCTCCATGACCTTTGCCAAACAGGATTACGACTTACCTGACGGCTATGACAGGATGATCTCAGACACCAATTGGGATAGAACAGACCATTGGCGCAACCTTGGAACTAAGTCATCTCAGGATTGGCAGTTCTTGCAAGGTGGCATTATCTCGATTGGCCCACGCGAGCGTTATCGCATCTACAACAACAAATTCCGTATCTTCCAAGCCCTTACGACTGTGTACAACTTTTCTTTCGAGTATGTCTCAAACTACTGGGTGTGTGCGTCTGGCTCAGATCAAGGCTCAAAAAACGCTTTTACTTTGGATACCGACACCTCTATATTTCCAGATGACCTAATGATGGCGGGTTTGAAGTTCTACTTCCTAAAAGCCAAAAAACTAGATTACGGCATTGAATTGGGAGAGTTCACACGGGCATTGAGTTACTGCAAGGCTCAAGATGTACCAGTCTCAGCGATGTCTCTAGCACCAGTCGGCATGAACCAATTGGTTGGGCCTTGGTCTGTGCAAGACGGCAACTGGCCAAGCGTTTAACAGGAGGCGTTATGAAATTAGACGGACTTTATGCAAATATCCAAGCAAAGAGGGAGAGAATAGCCTCTGGCTCAGGCGAGAAAATGAGAAAAGTTGGCACAGAGGGCGCACCTACTGCTAAAGATTTTAGACAAGCTGCTAAGACTGCCAAACCTGAGAAGAAGAAATGAGCGCGGCTTGGCAACGCAAAGAGGGTAAGAACCCCGAGGGCGGTTTAAATGCTAAGGGACGCGCCTCTGCAAAGGCAGAAGGCATGAACTTGAAGCCTCCTGTAAAGAGTGGCGATAACCCTCGCAGAGCGTCTTTCCTAGCGCGTATGGGCGCAACGGCAGGGCCGATGGAAAAGAACGGAGAACCCACCCGATTAGCACTTTCACTAAAGGCATGGGGGGCTTCTTCTAAGGAAGATGCGGTAGCAACAGCTAGAGCAATCTCTGAGAGAAACAAAAAATAAATGCTAAAGTCTTACCAAAAACTTGCTATAACACGCACCCAAACAGCAAATACGATTACTGTGCCTGCCCCCATTGGGGGGTGGAACGCAAGGGATTCGCTTGGGTCAATGGCGTTAGAGGATGCGGTGACGCTGACGAATTGGTGGCCTGGCACGAACTCCGTGGTCTTAAGATACGGATACACCAAACACGCCACAGGCATGACGGGTCAAGTCGAGACTGTAATGACGTACTCCTCGGGAACAACTGACAAACTGTTTGCTGCTGTGGGTACAAGCGTCTACAACATTACCTCTAGCGGTGCGGTTGGTTCGCCTGACTTATCAAGCCTTACCAATGCTAAGTGGCAATATGTAAACTTTACAACCTCGGGTGGCTCATATTTGATGATGGTCAATGGGGCTGACAAACTCAGAGTTTATAAAGACACGACATGGTACAAAGATGGCGATGGCGCACCTTACGACATCACGGGCGTAGATACCTCGACTTGTAGCAACATCACAGTCTTTAAAAATCGTATTTGGTTGGTACAGGAAAACACTCTAAAAGCGTGGTATTTGCCCATTAACGCGATTGGGGGCGCAGCTAACGCTCTGGATATGTCTTCCCTCGCGCAATTGGGTGGATACCTTGTGGCGGGTATGACTTGGACGCTAGATGCGGGGTACGGAATAGATGACTATTTAGCATTTATCACGAGTAAGGGCGAAGTAATTGTTTGGCGGTTAACCGACCCAACCTCTCCGTCTGGAATTGCCATGATTGGTTTGTGGCAAATTGGCGCACCCATTGGGAATCGTTGTTATACAAAGTTTGGTGGTGACCTCTTGATCATCACTCAGGATGGGGTAGTTCCGATGTCGGGGGCATTGCAGAGTTCTCGATTAGACCCAAGGGTGTCGATTACCAACAAAATCCAATATGCCATGAGTCAGGCAATATCAAACTACTCAACTAATTTTGGTTGGTGTCTCTTATATTTCCCCAAAGAAAACCAATTGATTATGAATGTGCCTATTTCCACGGGCGCACAACAACAATATGTGATGAACAACATCACTAAGAGTTGGTGTAATTTCACGGGTTGGAACGCTAATTGTTGGGTGTTATACCAAGATAACCCTTACTATGGTGGTGATGGGTATGTCGGACGGGCGTGGAATACAAACGCAGATGATGGAACGGATATTCAATCATTTGGTTTGCAATCGTTCCAAACCTATGGCAAAGCCAATCAAAAGCAATGCGAGATGATTCGTTACCACTTATTTACCAATGGTGCGCCAGAAATATATGGAAATGTAAATGTTGACTACAACACGCTAGATGAGAGTGTTTCCTTAGACTTTACTGTTGAGACTTATGCCCTTTGGGGTACGTCTTTGTGGGATACAGGCATTTGGGGGGATGGATTAGTTCCTAACGCTACTTGGCAAGGGGTGACGGAGATTGGTTATTCATTCGCACCTCTGATAAAAAGTGCCTCCCAAGGAATACAATTGCAATGGGTAGCAAGTGACTTAGTGTTCGCTGGTGGCGGTACTCTTTAGGAGAAATATATGGGTTGGCTCAACGAATTAACAAAAGTGATTGTGGGTAAGCCCCCATCAGCCCCCGCAGCCCCAGACTATACGGGGGCGGCTGTGGCACAGGGCGCAGCTAACTTGGAGTCGGCTCGGGCTACGGCAATGCTGTCAAACCCCAATGTTTACTCTCCTTATGGAAACCAAACAGTTACCTATAACGGGGATATTCCTACTGTTACACAAACGCTAACCCCAAACGCGCAACGCACACTAGAACAACAACAAGCACTAGGGTACAAACTGACAGATTTGGCGGGTAAGGGGTTTTCTGCGGTTGACAGATCAATGGGAACGCCTTTCTCGTTTGGTGGCCCAAACGTGCAGACCTCGCTAGATACCTCTGGAATAGCCAGAATGCCAGTCAACGCAGGCACTACGGGTCAAGAGGCGATCATGTCTAGATTAGAGCCTAGCCTAGCAAAAAACCGAGTGAGCACAGAGACTCAATTGATCAATCAGGGGTTGCGACCAGGCACAGAGGCGTATGACAACGCCATCAACTTACTCAGCCAACAAGAAAACGATGCTCGAACCCAAGCGGTCTTACAAGGTCTAGGTTTAGACATATCTTCTAACAATCAAGGCTTTAACCAAGCCTTACAAGGTGGTCAGTTTGCTAATACGGCACAAGGGCAAAAATTGGCACAAGACATTCAAGCGCGTCAGATGCCTCTCAACGAGGTCAATGCGTTGGTGGAAGGCTCTCAGATACAGAATCCTCAGTTTCAGCAATACACGGGTGCTAATGTTGCGCCCCCACCACTTGCTAACGCAGCTACCCTACAAGGGCAATTTGACCAAAACACCTTTAACCAAAACACAGGCACATATAACCAAAACTTAGCGGGTCTGTATTCGTTAGGCGGTGCAGCGTCTTATGGTTACGCTAAATCTGACCGCAGGCTGAAATCTAATATTGTGCGTATTGGTACACATAAGTTAGGAATTGGCATCTACGAATACGACATTGAAGGCAGACACGAAATTGGTGTGATGGCGCAAGAAGTTGAGCAAGTAATGCCACAAGCGGTTATCCATCACGCAGATGGATACATGATGGTTAATTACGGGAGGATAAATGCCTGACATTAACCTAAACCCTTACACAGCAGAAAGCGCAGCGATACAGCGCAGACTGCAAATGGCTCAACTGCTTGGACAACAAGCATTACAACCCGTAGAAGTCCCACAGCAAGCGGGGGTTCGCGCCTCTCCTTACATGGGATTGGCAAAGATGCTGCAAGGCTATATGGCAGGCTCAGAGGAGAAAGCTGCCCGTGAAGATCAAAGAAATTTAGTTAATCGAGTGGGAACTGAGGCTACTGATTGGATTGCTAACTATGGTGGCATAAAAGGCACTCCAAATACTCCAGAGCAGACTTATAAGCCTAGTGAGGCAGACTATCGTGAAATGGGAATGATGGGCAAGGATTTGCAAGTTAATCCTCAAGGAATGGCGGTAGAACCCGCGCAAATGGGTGTTCCAACAAGAGCAAGAACCCAAGAAGAACAGCAAGCCTATTTAGGTCAAGGCATGAGAAATCCTCTTACCTCGGCAATGGCTAGTGCTCTGTTAAGCAAAAACATAGAAAACCAAAACTTTCAAAATATTCTTAAAAGTGCAGGCATGGGCAACGCGCCTACTGCACCTATGGGTGGTGCGTCTGCCGCACCTACGGGTGGAATGCAACCTATTGGTGGCGGTATAACAGGCAATATAAATCCTAATATATTGGCAATGAGTGGCGATCCTCGCGCTATTGAATTGGCTAAATATTTATCTGGTCAAAATAAAATTAAAAACTTTGACGTTGAAATTATTGACAAAGTTCCAACTAGAGTTGGTTTAACAGAGTCTGGTAATAAAATTATTATTGGCCCTGTTGAGCAAGCACTTAGCCCAGATACTGCAGCTAGACTTAAACAAGAAAAAGAAATATCTGATCGTGCATTTAATCAATTGTCTGCAAAAGATAAAGCAGACCTTGCTGATAAAGCAATCGGACGCAATATTAGCGCACAACAACTGTTCTTTGACACAGGAATTAAAGCGGGCGGTGGGTCATTTGTTAACCCACTTGCACAACCAACTAACGCACCTCCTATGCGCCCTCCTGTTGCTGGCGCGGTAGCACCAACAAGCGCACCAGTAGCAGGCGCATCAGTAAATGCGCCCGTAGCAGGCGCACAAGGTGGATATACACCATTAAGCCAATTAAGCCCCAAAGCATTACAAGAAATTGAAAAGGCTCGGGTCATGGAGACAATTGTTCCTAAACCTTTAACTGAGGCTCAAGGCAACGCTACTGCGTTTGGCATGAGAATGGCAGAATCTAATAAATTGCTTAAAAACTTAGAAGATAAAGGCGTTACTAATACAGGCTTAATTCGTCAAACAATTGGTGCAACAGTAGGTGTGTTGCCCCTTGTAGGAGATAAGTTGCAATCTGCTGTAAAAGCCTCTATGAACCCATTGCCAAGCGTTTTAGGTGGCCCAAGTAGCGGTCAACAAGAATACGACCAAGCAAAGCAAAACTTCATTACCGCAGTCTTACGCAAAGAGTCGGGCGCAGCTATTGGGGCAAATGAATTTAGAACAGAAGACGAAAAGTATTTCCCACAAGCGGGTGACACAGCGCAAGTTTTAAAACAAAAACAAGATGCTAGAGAATTGGCAATCAAGGCTATGGGCATACAGGCAGGGCCTCAAGGCGCACGAAACATTACTGGAGGAGTTCCAAATAGTAATGATGGTGTATCTGCAAATAATCCTTTGGGATTGCCTGGAAGATAACTATGGCATCACTAGCAGAAGTACGCAGTCAATATCCGCAATACAACGATATGCCCGATATGGCATTGGCTGATGCTTTGCATCAAAAGTTTTACGCTGATATACCCAAAGACCAGTTTTACAAACAAATTGGGCTGACTGCCACTCCTATGGTTGCGCCTCAACAGATGGCAAGCCAGATACCTGGTCAAGTTAGCACCTCGGTAGCGCGACCAGAGCCAACCATGCAAGACCGCGTTATGGGTACGCTTGAAACGCCTGCGATTGTTGTTGGCGGTTTAGGTAAAATGGTGGCAGGCCCAGTTGCTCGATTTTTAGGCGGTTACCCATTAAATGAGACAAGCGCACAACGTGGTTTAGAAGCACAAAAAACGGCAGAGGCGCAGTTTTATCAACCAAGAACGGAGACAGGGCCTGCTATTGTTGACACAATGGCAAAGGTTTTAGGTTCATTACCACCCACTCCGTTAACAAGCGCAGGAACAGCACTTTCTACGCTGACAGGGCCTGCGGTGCGCCAAGCATCTTCTTTGGTTGCCCCAAGCACTACCGCACAAAAGATGGCTGCACTCCTAAAAACCCCAGAGCCTAAGATGCAAGGCATGGGCGCAGCTACTGTGGACGAACCATTAGCAAGAGAGATCAGAGCGAAAGAGCAAGGTATTCGTTTAACCAAGGGCGAAAAAACCCAAGACTTAGGTCAATTGCAGTTTGAGTCTGACATTGCTAAAGAAAAGCCAGAGTTAGCCAAGGCTTTGATTCAGTTCAAAGAAGGTCAAAAAGGCGATATTTTGAGGCGTTTTGAGCAATTGTCTAATGAGACAGGCGCAGAGTTTGCCGACCCTACCGCCTATCGCAAGGTTGGTTCTATTGTTGACAAAACCATAGTCAAGCAGTTTGATGATAAAAAATCATTGGTTGATGATGCTTACCAAAAGGCAAGGGAAGCGGGTGAGACCAAGCAAGTGGTAGATACCACCAAACTTGATCAATGGTTAGAAACTAATGCGGGAAAATCTATTTCTGTTCCTGAGATTAAATCAATTAAAGCAGACTTGGATGCTTTGAAAAAGATAAAAGATGGGCAAATTACCATTGATGATTTAGAAGAATTGTATAAATCTGCTGGTTTATTGGGTGAGGCTGGAAAACCCTCTGGCACATTTATGAAGCAAGTTAAGGACGTTATAAATGACATGACTGAAGGTGTGGGCGGTGATCTGTACCGCGCAGCTAGAACGCAACGCAAACAGTTAGGCAATGATTTTGAAAACACCTATCGGGTGGCAAAACTCTTAGGCACTCGCGGAGGATATAAAGACCGAGCCGTTGCCCTAGACGATGTATTTAGCCATGTGGTTTTAGATGGTTCTTTAGAGGAAATGAGAACTGTTACCAAACTCTTGAAAAAGGGTGGCACAGAAGGTCAACAGGCTTATGCTGAGTTACAAGGGCAAACCATTCAGTATTTAAAAGACCAACTTACCAAAAACTCTAGTGGTCAACTATCCTTTGCAAAACTCAATAACGCCATTGATACGCTAGACCGCGAAGATAAATTGACTTATATGTTTGGCAAACAAGGTCGAGAGACTTTGGTTGAGGTAAGAGATGCGGTAAAAGATGCTTTGGTAAAACCGCCAGGCTCTGTAAATTACTCTAATTCTGGTAATGTAGTAATGAGGGGATTGGATAAACTAGCCAAGTTGCATTTCCCTCTTGCTAAAACTGCGTCAGAAATGGTAGAAACAAGCCAACTAAGTAAACAAGTTGAAGAAGCAGTTAAGTATGACGCTTTAACCAAAGCATTGTCAAAATAAGGAAAAACCATGTCGTACAACGGAAGTGGAACATTCACCATCAACACTACTGGTCAACCAGTAGTAGCAGGCACAGTCATATCGTCTTCAGCGTTTAATTCTCTGACTACTGACTTGGCTACTGGTTTAACAACCGCCATCACCAAGGACGGACAAACTACCACAACGGCTCGGATTATTTTTGCCCAAGGCACTAGGGATACCACTTTGACAGCCTCTAGCGCGGTGGCAACAGATGCGTCTAAAAATCTTGTAAGCGTTACTAATACGGGTACTGGTAACAATGTATTGGCTACCTCTCCCACCTTGGTGACCCCAGCACTAGGAACACCAGCAAGCGGTGTATTAACTAACTGTACTGGATTACCGCAAGCGGGTTTGGGTACTAATGTGGTGGGTAACGGGCCAGCGTTTAGTGCTTACCCGAGTGCAAGTTTTAGTGCAACTGCCTCTACATGGACAATTGTTCCCGCAAATACAGAAGAGTTTGATACAAATTCAAACTTTAATAACACAGGAAGCACAGTAGGAAGCAATCCCGCTTATTCTTTTTTGCCTACTATTGCTGGTTATTACCAAGTTAATGGAACATGGTCTCTTGGTTCTGGAACAACTTTTACTAGAGCAATATGTGGTGTTTATAAAAATGGTTCTTTATTCAAACAAGGGCTAGATAATACAACTGCTACTGCAACAGGCTCTATGGTTTCTGCTCTTTTATATTTAAATGGTTCAACAGACTATATTGGATTTTATCTTTTTGAAGGTGGAACAGGAACAAACACAATTAACCCTGGCCCAAGTTCTACTTGGTTTCAAGCAGTTTTAGTAAAAGCGGCTTAATATGACATTATACGAAAAAATCATGGTTCTATATCCTAGCCTTACGCAACAGGATTTCTTGACTGTAATCACACTACAAAACGACTCTGACGGCAAAGGCGATTACATAGCCAAGTGGGAACACCCAACATTGGATAAACCTACTCAAGAGCAGTTAGATGCTTGAGGATACTGAGACACGCCTAGCGATTCACGAAGTTCTGTGCTCGGAAAGATACAAGCGCATAGATGAGTCTTTATCTACGGGTGAAAAGCGCATGACCAAGATAGAGTATTTGCTTTATGCGGTTATTGCTTGCGTCTTGCTAGGGCCTGGCGTAGCTGCCGAGTTTGTCAAGAAACTAATCGGGGTGTGACATTGACCCATTCAGCTTACTCATGTTGGCACAAGGGGCTGTCTCTGCTATCAAGCAGGGGTGCTCTATGCTTCACGAAGGCAGAATGCAACTTGAAGGTGCAAAAGCAACTGCCGAAGGAGTTTTGGAAGATGTTAAGGCTCTCAAAGGGTTGTGGGATTGGCTTATTGGTTTGTTTGGCAAGCCTAGCAAGCCCTCCGAAACCAAGCCTGTGGCAAAAGCGAAAGCCCTTAAAAAACAACAATCCTATGAAACTATGGAGTTGGAAGTCATCAACAATGTTGGTGTCCAACTAGGAAACTTCTTTGATATACAAGCCCAATTAAAAAACCATTACGCTTCTTTGGAAGCAGAGTCTAAGGAACACTATGACCCAACTCAAAATACTTCTAAAAAGGCTATTGAACGCGCCTTGGTGGAACTCCAAATGGAAAACCTTGATGCACAAATTCGTGAGCAAATGACTGTATATGCGCCAGCAGAACTCAAGGCGATATATACAAGGTTTCTAAAGATGTATGCAAAAATTCAACAAGAGCAAGAATGGGCTAGATCAGAAGAAGTTAAGAAGTTAAGAAAACAAAGATGGGAACAAGAACAACAAGAAATATTTGTCATTGAGTTAGTAAGTGGAGGGGTTGCTATTGTGTTTATTTCATTGATATTTGGGTGGCTGATGTGGCAACTGCAAAACTTATCTGGTGGGTTTTAATCGGAGTGATGCTTTGTGTTGTCGTAGGTGCAACCTCAATGGCTTATGTGGAGACTCTTTACATGAAAGCACAACTAAAACGAGAGATGAAAGAGTTACGCAAGTTGAAACAAGAACTGAAAGAATCTAAATGAAGTATTTATTGGTGCTTATGCTTTTAGTTGGTTGCGAAGACCGCTATCGGTATTTTTGCCAAGACCCAAAGCACTTCTCTGCCAAGCGTTGCCAACGCCCTGACTGCCAATTCACCCAAGATTGTCCTGATTACCTCGTAGCACCTATATTGGAGAAAAACATTGTCCAACCACCACAAATTCCAAATCAATCGGCTTCTGAGCCAAGAGGAAATTGAGATACGAGTTTGGGCTTGCGTAGTCCTAATTGTAACAATCATCCTTGCTGGTATCGTTATCTTTATGCTGTATAGCCTAGCCTTTGTAGTCCAGCCTATCAAGAGCATGGCTCCGATTGACCAAGCGTTTGCCAAAATGCTAAACGACATTGTTTTGCTCATTGTTGGTGGCATTGGTGGCGTGATGAGTCGTAAGGGTGTTCAGACTGTCTCTGAGAAACTATCCTCTACTGCACCACCTCCACCCCCTCCTAGCACCCCTACACCACCCCCTACGCCCCCTAGCACCTCTACTTGGACTTCTCCTTCAGGTGCATTACCTACATGGATAAATCCTGTCTTGGATGAGGAATGGAGAGCGCCACCACCCCCTACTACGCCACCTGACTATGTTGACCCTGAGAAAGAGAATATAGCCAATGAACGGGCTTTAGCAAAGGCTGAACAATGATTCCTAATCCTTGGGTTATCTTGGGTGCTATCTTGGTGGCTGTGAGCGTCTATTTCTATGGACACCATAAAGGGTGGGATGAGCGTGATGCTGAGATGCAAGCAGAGATTGCTGTCAAGAACGAGGAATCCCGTGTAAAAGAGCAAGAACTTGCCAAACAATTAAATGACCAATCATCAAAACTTTTGGAGGCTAACAATGCCATTACTGAAAAACAGTCTAGTCTTGATCGTGCTATTCGTGCTGGTAGGGTGCGCCTCCCGTCCACAAGTTGTATACAAACCAGTTCAAGTACCCCCGTTGCCAACGGAGATAGCGCAAAAGCGGGAAGCCAACCTAACGGACAGGCTAACTCAACTGCTGACGAAGCAGAGCGACAAACCCTCTCCGCCATCGCAGAAATAGTAGCCCAAGGGGATAGAAACACATTGCAGTTAAATGCGTGTATATCAGCCTACCAAGCAGTAATGGAGAAAGTAAATGACAGTAAACGCTGAACAACTGAAAAGACTCCACATTGGTGCTGAATGGGTGGATGCCTTGAATGAGACATTTACCCGTTTTAACCTGACCTCAAACAACCAGAAAGCCATGTTTATTGGTCAATGTAGCCATGAGTGTGGCAACTTCCGCATCCTTGAGGAAAACTTAAACTACAAGGCGGCAACGCTAATGAAACTGTGGCCTAGAAGGTTTCCCACTTTGGAGAAAGCCAATGAATATGGTGGAAATCCTAAAAAGATCGCAAATATGGTCTATTCTTCTCGCATGGGCAACCGTGACGAAAATTCTGGTGACGGTTATCGTTTTCGTGGGCGTGGATGTATTCAACTTACTGGTTACTCAAACTATTTCCATGCTGGTAAAGCATTGGGTGTGGATCTTGTGTCTAACCCTGATCTGGCTTCTAATCCAAAATATGCCGCACTTACTGCGGGATGGTTTTGGTCTACCCACAACTGTAATGCTCCAGCGGATGCCCTTGACTACACTAAAGTCACCAAGATCATCAATGGTGGCACTATTGGGCTAGATGACCGCATCAAGCACGTTCAACACGCTCTAGCGGTTCTAGGCTAATCACTTCTCTTGGCTAAACCAAAGGATAGCGAATAGTATTCCTACGCCTACAAGTGCGCCAAGGAACAGCAAGACAAAGATAGTCAGGATTGTCTCTATCATGTGTTCTTCTCCTTGAGTTTGGCTTCAATGCCTCTGAAAAATTCACGCCAAAAACTATCGGTCGGGTCTGATGCTTCCATTTTTTCAGCGCAATCTGCAATCTCCTCATCCGTCAGCCCTACCCAAGGCTTTTTATAGTCTTGAATATCGTCATCTTCAGCAGCATTGCGTCTAATCTCACGCGAAATTCGTTCAAATTCTTCATCTTCTGGTGTCATGCTTGTCCCCTTGCTCTGATTGCCATAGCCGCTAACTTAGTTGCATCAGAGGCAAATTCAGGGTGGTATGCCAATACATCACACACCTTTGCACACGCCTCACGCTCTAATTTAATGGCAACATCAACTGCTTTCTCAGCCGCTTTCATTGCGGCATCAGTTAATCGCTCACGCTCTTGGTTCATTGCCCAACGAATGGCATCACGAGTGCTTGCATGACCTTGTATAGCCATCTCAATTATTTCATCTGGTGTCATAGCAATTCCCTCTGGATTGGGGTTATCTTCCATTCTCTTTCAAGTCGGTTAGATTTTGACTTAACCACATTTCCAGTTAAGCAGATTTCCCCCTCTCTCTCCAACTCATGCAACCGCCTAGCGACTTGGTTTGCATCTAGACCCGTGAAGTGAGCAATACCATCCTTACCCAGACTTCCGTGGTCTTTGAGGCATTGGATGATTTTGGTGGCGTGGGCTTTGGCGAGGTCTTTGGCAGACCCCGCAGCCACCCAACTTGTTATTGGGTCGCTATGCCTTACTCTTGGGTGATCAAAAGTCATCATCAAAGTCTGCCTTTGGCTTTGGTGCGTTCATATATGCCCAACCAGACCACCCACCCTCAACAATGGGCATACAGTCAAACTTGATCATTGGGCCGTTCTTGGTCTCGATTACCGAGCCTATACGCTGATAGCGGTTTTTCTCTTGTCCGTCTTTATTGGTGTATTTGCCAGTAATGACAGAAATTTCGTATTGGGTTTTAGACATTTTTCACTTTCAGATTAGTTAATTTATTCACTTTGTCATCCAACTCGGCTAAGAACTGGATAACCTCTTTCTCCAACATTGATACATACTCAGGGTCAAATTCAACCCTTTTAACAAACAATTGAAGGTCTTGGGGAAGACGAGGGTCAAAAGATACAAACTCACACCATTGGCGTTCACAGCACCGCATCTGCCATTGCATTTGGGTGATGTATTTGCCTGGCACAGTCTGGGTCAACAGCGTGTCAATGTGGGTGGCTGTGTTAGGGCATTTAATCTCCAACATACCAAACAGCCCCACCAACCCGTCAGGAGACGCGCCAGACATTTCAATTGATGGATGGGGTACAAACCCCACTTCCTCAACCATTACATCCGCATGAGCCTCAAAAGCCGATCTAGCCAAAGGCTCGGTCTCAGTTCCCCAAGTCATAGCTGCATTGGTAAACGATTCACCTTGTTGACCAGTTAGGCGTTCACAGATCAATTGCGCCATGTAGTTATCCCGACTAGCGGAATAGCCTGATTTGGTCTTGGCAATTACATCTGCCACCCGACTAGCGGTAACTCGACCGAGCCTGCTTTGAAACCATGCCTCACTTCTTTGAATATCCATTTAAAGTACCCCTTTTTAATCTTAAATGAGCTGCACCCCTAGAGATGCCTAATTTTGTTGCAACATCGTTTATGTGAAAAACATCTTTGCCGTTTGTTACAAATACCGAATTATTTTTATTTCTTTGTTGTTGTGTTTTGGTTGCCCATCGCACATTGTTTGGTTCATATCCTTTTGAGTTATCTATCCTGTCAATAGAATGTTGGGCAGATGGTGAAAAGCCAATATGTTTAAAAAAAGCCTCAAAACTATTTGCCCATTCATTACAAATTGAAATTCCTTTTCCTCCATATCTATCAAAATCTTTTGCTTTTGTGTGAGTGCATCTAACTTTCATTGCAGACCAAGTGGAATATTCTTTTGAATTTCTCATTCCATGAGTTTTTATTTTTTCTGCGTTGGCTTTAATTGCACATTGTTTGCATTGGGTTACTCGGTTGTTTCGTACTCTTGTAGCAATGTATTCAGACACATCACCACAAGAGCATTTGCACAACCATTTGATATGCCCATCTTTTGACTTTGTTTCAGATACAGAAAAAAAAGACAATTTCATAAAATCCTTTTGTAATGGTATACAAGCAGATTATAAACCATTACGATTTGAGTTTCCTTTTCATTAAATCTTTAGCACCAGTAACCGCCTCTAACCATTCCTTATCCGTACCCGCAGACTTATAAGCCTCTTTAAAACGCGTCTGGAGTTCCTCTAGCGTGGTGGACTCGCTGATAGAGGTGATGTGGTCTTGCATAAGGTTGTGGTTGGCTTTCTCGGCAGGCTTAACAGATGCGGCATTGCCATCATCATCAGACGGGGCTTGCGAGGTAGCCGCCATAAGCGACGCCCGACGAATGTAAGTCAAACATGACATGAACCCTTGCGGGTCGTGTTTAGGTGATGGAAAGAACAGTTTTCCGCAATCGAGCCGTTCACCTGATTCATGTAAGAAACTGGTCTCACAGATAACCCCGTCTGGGTGCTCTGTGGTTGTTTGGAATAGGAATATCCCATTGTCGTTTAAAGCCCCTATAACGCTGTCCACACAAGATGCTAGGTCAACATACTTGGAACGAAAATGAGGGTTTACAGCGTTCTTTAAGGCGGGTGCAAAGGCTTTTTGAGCCTTGACTAGAGCAGTAGCAATGTTTTTCATGTTAGTTTCCTGTGATAAGTAGGGCAAAGATAAGACCGCAGACAAAGCCAGATAACCAAAAAAGCACTTTGTCAACAAGTGTGGGTGGTGCGAGGTAAGGGCCATCTAGCCCATGTTCTGTGTAGTTAGAGTGTTTCATAGTGTTTGCTTTCATAACGGGAAATGGCAGAGTCCAAAGCGTCAGCGTCAGCCTCTTCTTGACAGGCTTTTGCATAAGCGCGTTCTAGGGATTGGATTACTGTGTCGCGCAGTAGTTCTTGAATACACGCACCATTTGCGTATACAAACCAAAGGCTACCGCCCTCAGATGCAAAGTAGCACTCAAGGTCTTGACCAGGCACATCATGGTGCTCACAGATCATTTGGTCTAACTCTGGGTGTTGGGTGGGGTAAGTCATAAGATTCCTTAATGGGGCTTGCGCCCCGTTTAATTTATTTGTTTTTAAATGGTGAGTTGGTTTTGAAATCGTAGCCAAGTGTTTTTAACTCTTGGGTTGTTTCGCTAAGACTCATAGCGTTTACTTGTTGGTTTGTATAGCCAAGACCAAGTAAAGCCTTGCGTTGGGAAATTGCTAGAGTAACCATCCAGTTGCAATTCATCATTTTGATTTCCTTTAAAAGACCCCGTGCGTTTTGCTAGGGCATGGATAGAAGTATAAGCCAACTTATAACCATGTCAACAATTATTTTGTAGGTAGTTTCCCTAGTGTTGTTTAAGCGCACTTATGTAGAATGTCGGGCATGACAAAAGAACATCTTATCCGTCTGGCAGGCTCACAGCGTGATCTTGCCGACATTCTTGGTATTAGCCAAGCTGCGGTTTCGCAATGGAAGACAGTCCCCAAGGCTCGAATATGGCAATTGTTAGTTTTAAAGCCTAAGTGGTTCAAGTAAGATATATAATGGAGGCTAGGCTACCCTTAGCGGGGGAAAAGGCGATTCGTTACCGCCCTGCCATAGTTTCCTTTTGAGTAACGGCAACCGAGAACGTCAGGTTATGCACTATTACAATTTTCACATTGGTGACTACAAGTCACACACTAGCCATCTGTCCGTCATTGAGGACATTGCTTATCGCAGGCTACTGGATTTCTACTATCTTCACGAAAAACCCATAAAGCAACAAAACATTGCTCGCCAAATTGGTATGCGTGAACACGAACAAGATGTGCTCACAATCCTTGACGAATTCTTTTTATCATCTCCAGAAGGTTTTGTTCACCCAAGAGCCGATAAGGAGATTTCTAGGTTTAAAGAATTTGCTGAGGCAGGCAAGCGTGGCGCAGCTAAAAGATGGGGGGCTAATGGGGAGGCTAATAGCCCCCCTAATCCCACCCCAATAGCAACCAATAACCATAAACCAATAACCAATAACCATAAACCAGATATATCTATATGCCCACCTAGCGGTGAGCCAGAAGACAAAACAGGTTTACCAAAATGCTTTCACGAAGAGGTAATCGACCTCTACCACATACATTTGCCAACTTTACGCAAGGTAGAAATCTGGAACGAGACCCGTAAGGGTTATCTTAGGCAGAGGTGGCGAGAAGTGGCTTTGGAGTTATCTGCTGCCAAACCAATAACCGCCCAAGATGTGTTGAATTGGTGGGCAGAGTTTTTTACTCATATTGGCACTTCCAAGTTTCTGACAGGCAGGGTCAACAGCAAGGATGGTCGGGCTTTTGTGGCTGACCTAGAGTGGATACTAAAACCAAGCAATTTCGCAAAGATCGTGGAAGGAAAATATCATGGCACTAACTAATTTCAAAAACAACCAAAAACAAGACAACGGGCTTGATGAAGAGCAAAAACTTATGTGCTCTGTCTATGGTTGCCCAAAGCGGTGGACTGTCCATCTAAGTGGTGACCGCCCTAAGTGTTCTGAGCATCAATGGGCTAAAGACCCTGCTGATTACCGCAGACCTATCGTTGCCAAGCCTGTATCTCAGACTGTGCAGCAATGGTATGAAAAGGAGGATTTTTGATGACTAGGCAACAAGCGCGTGAAATCCTCAATCGATGCCGTGACGGACAGCCCATGTCCCTACTTGTTACAAATCAAGCCTTATACACAACAGGAGACATTCCTCGATTATCTGGTCAACCACTATGCGTTGATGGCCATGAACAAAGGCACGATAGACCATGCCAGGCACATGACCAAGCTGCTGAAGTCGGATTTTCCTACTCTCAATACCTTGATTGTCCAACGACTAAAAGTGTTACATGAGCAAAGACGAATTAATTGAAATGCTGAAAATAGCAAACTGTGACATAAACACCATTATTTTTGCTGTGAACGCTTGGGAGATGGGCGCAGAGTGGCAGAAAGAACAATGTGCGTTGCTTTGTGAGGAAGAGCGCATAAACGCCACCCACTACTCAGCCCCTACCCAATCAAACTGGTTGGCAAAGAAAATTCGGGCCACATGATTCATTATCACGGCACACCCATATCGCCTATAAAAGCGATTGAAACTATGGGAGGCAAACATTTCTGTGTGTCTTACGCTAGACCAGATGACCTTAAACGATGCTTGCGCCTTGGGCAAAGCCTAATGTTAGATAACGGGGCATTTAGTGCCTATACCCGTGGGCTTAAATTTAACTGCGATGGGTTTTATGAGTGGGTAGAACCTTTGTTAGCCCATCCGCATTGGGCGGTTGTGCCAGATGTGATTGATGGGACAGTTGAACAACAACGGGAAATGGTCAAAACATGGCCTTTCCGCAAAGAGTTTGGAATTCCTGTTTGGCATTTAGGGCTACCGATTGATTACCTATTGGAAATCTCAGACCAATGGGGTCGCGTGTGTTTTGGGTCGGCTGGTGAGTATTGGCAAATAGGCACGACAAAATGGTGCGGAAGAATGGATGAGGCTTTTAACGCTTTAACCAAGACTTTTGGCAAGCTGCCTTGGGTGCATGGACTGAGAATGTTGGGTCAGTCGGCAGGCCCGTGGCCATTGGCAAGCGCAGACTCCACCAATGTTGCCCTACACCATGCAGAACACATCCCATGCGCGGGATGTATGGCTAAACGCATAGATTCAACCAACCCACCCCTTAAATGGGAAAGCAAACCTTTGCAAGAATCATTTTTATGACACTAATCGTAACTTTTGAGGTCGAAGGTGACCCAGTACCGAAAGGCAGACCAAGGTTTGCCCGTAGGGGTCAGTTTGTCCAAACCTACACAGATGCCAAGACAATTGACTACGAAACTCATGTAGCAATGAAAGCCCGACAAGCAATAGGCGCATCAGAGCCATTAAAAGGGGCTTTAACTGTGTTTTTATACCTCCGCTATACCATCCCCCCATCCTATTCAAAAAAACGCAAGGAAGCCTGTTTACGGGGCGTTGAATATCCCAAGAAAATAGATATTGATAATGTTTACAAAAGCATTACAGATGCTATGAACGGGATTGTTTATTTAGATGACAGCCAAATCGTAGAGGCGCACATCACCAAGGTCTATGCCGAGACTGCTGGCGCAAACATCATGGTGCAAGAATGCGATTCCAACTAACAGACGAAAAGCAGGCTAAAGCCCTGATGACGGGGTTATGGCCAAAAGTGCTCAAAGCGTTACAGACTAAGCAACTAATGCTAGAGATCAAAGACGCAACCAAGAGCCGACACCAAGAGGAAAAGTACCACGCCATGATTGGTGAGGTAGCCAAACAAGCGCAGCATTTGGGTGCTAAATGGGACGCTGAGAGTTGGAAAAGATTGTTAGTAGACCAGTTTTGCAAAGACAATGGACTAAAAACAGGCGCAGTTATCCCTAATTTGTCAGGCGATGGCATTGTGCAGCTAGGGTTGCAAACGCGCAACTTTACTAAAGAGCAAGCCTCGGAGTTTGTGGAATGGCTACACGCATGGGGGGCAACCAATGGCATCCATTTTGAAACACCAATACATACGCAGTAAAAAGTTATTAAAGGCGGTTTCAGAACTTGATTGTCAATCGTGTGGGGCAAGCGGTAGTCAGGCGGCTCATACAAATTGGGGCGGTGGCAAGGGGCGGGGCATAAAGGCAGATGACAACCTAGTAGCTGCGCTTTGCCAATCCTGTCATTACGAAATTGACCAAGGCAAGAATTTGACAAAAGAACAAAGACAAGATTTATGGTTAAAAGCCCATGTCCGAACAGTAAAAATATTATTGGATATAAACCAATGGCCGATTGACATACCCGTACCTGAGATTAAAATGTAAGAGAGCAGTTGCCTTTGGGGGGTGCTCTCCCCCACCTTTTTAGGATATATATGGCTTACGAAAACCAAAAAGATGTTGCAGACTTCATAAGCACATTACTCCATTCGGGAACTGTTACCCACTTCATGCACCTCTCAACCGACTCATTTGCCGTACACATGGCATTGGGTGGGTACTACACAGAGATCATTGAATTAACAGATTCGTTTGCAGAAGCCTACTCAGGGTGCTACGAAAAGATTAAAAACTTTCCAGAGAATTTCCACAACGCTAAAGAGCCTGTGAAGTATTTGGAAAGCATTTCCGAGTATGTCAAGAAGAATCGTAAGGCGATGCCAGACGAGAGCCAACTACAAAACATCATTGATGAGATAGCAGCTTTAATTGATTCGACCTTGTATAAACTGACACTCAAATGATCAGAATCTTTGCAGGCTACGACCCCAGAGAGGCGATTGGGTATCATGTTTTTACCCAATCCTTGATCGAGCGCACTTCCGAGGCGGTGGCGATTACTCCCTTCTTTGGCAAGCAAAGAGATGGGTCGAACACTTTTATTTACCAAAGATTTTTAGTACCTTACTTCACAGGGTTTAAGGGTAGGGCGATATTTATGGATGCAAGCGATATGCTGATGCTTGCGGACATTGCCGAACTGGACAAGTTGTTCGATGCGACCAAGGCGGTACAAGTAGTTAAGCACAATTACTTTACCAAGCACAAAAGGAAATACATCGGCACAGCGATGGAGACCAAAAACGAGAACTATCCGAGAAAGAACTGGTCGAGCCTGATACTGTGGAACTGTGAGCATCCAGATAACAAAGTTCTGGACATGGACTTTGTGGATGACCATACAGGAAGTGAACTACACAGATTTGAGTGGCTCAAAGACGATCAGATCGGTGAGTTACCAGAAGAGTGGAATGTATTGGTCGGGGAAGATCAACACAACGCAAAGATAGCGCATTACACTTTAGGAATACCAGAGTTTGAGCATTACAAGAATTGCGCCTATTCTCAAGAATGGCACAAAACAAAATCAAGGATGCTTAACGGGCTGATCAACATGAAGGAAAACGCTCATGCCTAGTACGAGCGCAAAACAAGCCAGATTCATGCAAGCTGCGGCTCACAACCCTGAGTTTGCCAAGAAAGCCGACATTCCTGTTAAGGTTGCCAAAGAGTTTGTCAAGGCAGACAAGAAAGAGGAAATGGCAAAAGCATTGGTAAAACAATATGGCTGATTACAGAGCACTAGCCCAAGCCCTAGACCCGTATGCAATGGATACAGGTACACCTGATGCGATCAAGATGTTTCAGAGTGGATATAAGTTGCCTAACTTTTTGGGAATGACTGCCTCGCAACCAACCCCACAAGAGATTGAGCGCATGGTGGCAGAGCAAAGCCCTGCCTTTGGTGTATTCCCGCAGATGAAACCTTATCGGTCTCAGCAAGACATAACGGCAAGTGCCAATGTGCCTGTGGACTTGTTAAGGGGTAGGGTCGCAGGCACACGGGGCTTATTTGGCGATGTAGTTAACCAACCAATACCAATGGTCAGACCGCTACAACTTTTTAGCCAAGCGTTTACAGGACAGCAAAAGTATCCTGATACAGAACATTACTTAGAAACAATGCCATTAAAGTCAAACACACCAGTCGGTGATGTGGCGGGAAGGATAGGCAGCTTTGCGCCAATTAACCCAATGCCTGCGGTACGGGCAGGGCAAAAAGGTTTAAATTTATTAGGAATGGAAGTGGCTGACCGATTAGCCACAGGACGATCAGTATTGCCAAGCCTGCTAAAAGAGCCTCAGAGTGCCATGTTTGCGGTTGAACCTAATCCAAGTATGGCTGATGAGTCATCTGCAATGCGTCAGCAGTTAACGGACAAGATGCAAGCATTGCTGGCGCAAAAGAAGGTAGCAACCTCTGCTGTCGATGTTGGTGCTATTAACCAGCAGATTGGGGAGTTACAAGCACAGTTTAAGTCTTTACCAGCGATGGGCAGGGTTGCTAAAGAAGTTGTTGTACCTGAAATTACAGCACCAGTATCTAACCTTGGGTTCTATTCAGCAACTGAACAGGCTGCAATAAACTTGGAAAGAAGCAAGGGTACGGGTCAGTCATTCCTTAATGACCTAATGAATGCACCTGATGTTAAGAATTACGAGATCGAGGCTATGGGTCTGGATACCTACCTCAAAGGCAAGCCCAATGTGACGCGCCAAGAGGTGCAGGACTTTATTGCCAACAATAAACTTGATGTGCAAGAGGTTCAATTAGGCGAAAACATTACAGAAGACCCAATAGGTATTGCCAAACGAAAAGAAATATTTGATAAATACGATCCGCAAATACAGGCTTTGGATAATGAAAAAGTGCAATATGCAACAGACATAGTTAATGCTAGAAATTTGGCAAAGAAAAATTATGCTGAAGCCAATGCTGCATTAAATAGAGAAAATTTATTTGGCTCTCAACCAATACCGACAACAGAAGATTGGAATAGATATTACCTGGCGAACGCAGAACTAGAAAGAATGAATAAAATTCCATTAGATACAAGAGAATTTGAACGAAAAATAAATGCTTTGCGCGATGCAAGAGACGCAGAGGCTAACGCAGCTTATGTAGTGCCAGAGTCAACGCCTACTAAATACGACAAATACCAATTGCCTGGCGGTGAGAACTACCGCGAACTATTGCTGACTTTGCCGCAAAAGGAAACAAGAACTCCTAATATGATTGAGTATGAAAAACTTGGTCAGCAAATGTTTGGTGGGGCTTTAAATCCAACAGAAAGAGCAAGATTAAATGAATTAGAGAATCTTCTTTCTAGAGAAGAAAGGTCAATGGCTCTTAGCGGTGGTAAATCCAAAACATCTGTTTACCAATCCTCCCACTTTGAAGAACCAAACATTTTAGCTCACATGAGGGTCAATGACCGAGTAGACGCTGAAGGCAAAAAGATGTTGCTAATTGAGGAGGTTCAATCAGACTGGCATCAGGCGGGGCGTGAAAAAGGATACAAAGGAAAAGGAACTCTTACAGAATTACCTGATAATTATTTTGTGCAAGAGTTAAAAACAATTGATGGCGATACCATGTATGTGGTTAGAGATAACAGCAATCCAAGCGTTATTATTAACAAAGATTACAACAGACAGAGTGCTATCAATGGCGTTATAAATGAATTAAATGCAACATCGGCTGGTGGTGTACCAGACGCACCATTCAAAGACACATGGCATCAACTAGCCCTAAAGAGAGCAATCAAAGAGGCTGTGGACAAGGGCTATGACAGGATAGGTTTGACTACTGGGGCGCAACAAGCAGAAAGATATGACTTAAGCAAACAGATCGACTTAATTGATTACAGGCGTTCATCTAACAACACATTTGAATTGGGTGTTGTCGGTAAAAATGGCGAAACTGTTGATTTACCAAAAAGATTTTATACGGCTGAAGAATTGCCAAGCGTTCTAGGTAAAGAGGTGGCTGAAAAAATTGTCAAAGGAGAAGGCGAAAAAGGTGGTGGAAGAATGACTCTTAGAGGACTTGATCTTCAAGTCGGTGGCGAAGGCATGAAAAAGTATTACGACGAGATATATCCAAACTACCTAAACAAACTAGGTAAGAAGTATGGCGCACAAGTAGGTGAGACTAAAGTCAATACTGGCATAGACAACTTACCAGCAGGCAGTAGTGTTCCAACCATGAAACAAGAGCCAGTAAGATACCTAGACATAACCCCAGAGATGCGTAAGGCAATCAAAGAAGGTCAACCTTTAGCATCAATTGAAGAAGAACTTGCTAAGGCTTTAGCATGACAACAGAAACTAAAGTAGTTAAAAGTAGGAAGAAAGCGGGAGGGCGCACATCAGGAACGCCCAACAAGACCACACAACAGGCAAGGGAGGCGATTGCAATGTTCGTTGATGGTAATGCACACAGATTAGCAGAGTGGCTAGATAAGGTCGCAGATGGCATTCCTGACCAAGATATAAAACCCAACCCTGCAAAGGCATTTGAGTTATTTCAATCAGTAGTGGAATACCATGTGCCTAAACTTGCTAGGCACGAACTAACGGGCGCGGATGAAGGCCCAATCGAAATGGTGATCAAGTGGGAAAGCGCGAAGTAATCATTCCTTACTCTCCGAGAGAGGCATTCATGCCCTTTCACCAAAGGACGGAGAGATGGTCTTGTCTGGTGGCACACAGAAGGGCAGGGAAAACAGTAGCGGCTATCAACGACCTGATACGCAGAGCACTAACCGAGGGTGGGGTGAGAGCACAGTACGCCTATATCGCCCCGTTTAGAAGCCAAGCCAAGTCTGTGGCGTGGGATTACCTTAAGTTCTATGCCCAACCCGTAAGTAAGAGCACCAATGAGAGCGACCTGACAGTAGAGTTGGTTAACGGGGCAAAGATCAGACTATTTGGCTCAGACAACGCAGATGCCATGCGTGGACTAGGATTTAACGGGGTATACCTAGACGAGTATGGAGACTTCAAACCTAGCGTGTGGGGTAATGTGATACGCCCAACGCTGTCAGACAGGCTCGGATGGGCTGTGTTTGGGGGAACGCCAAAGGGAAAGAATCAGTTTCACGACATTTACAGGGTTAGCCAAGCTACCCCAGATTGGTTCTTGTTACGCCTACCAGCAAGTGCATCCAAGTTGTTGCCTGCGTCAGAATTGAAAGCTGCACAAGAGCAATTGAGCCAAGACCAATACGATCAAGAGTATGAGTGCTCGTTTGAGGCAGCTATCCTTGGGGCGTTTTACGGCACAGAAATGCGCCAAGTAGATACCGAGGGCAGAGTCAGAGACCTCAAGTTTGACCCAGATGCGCCAGTATTCACAGCGTGGGACTTAGGCTACCGAGATGACACCGCAATCTGGTGGTATCAGGTAGTCAGGGGTGAGATTCATGTGATGGACTACTACGCGGTCTCAGGCGCATCCATTGAGGAAATAGCCAATGTTGTGAACAGCAAGGGCTATCGGTACACCAAGCACTTCCTACCCCATGACGCTAGAGCCAAGACCCTTGCATCGGGAGGCAAGTCAATCCTTGAACAACTTGCTAGTCACCTTGGAGGTATCGGCAAACTAGCCATAGTTCCAGAAATCGGTGTCCAAGACGGGATACAGGCGGTGCGGATGATTCTCCTGAGGTGCTACTTTGACCCAATCTGTGATGAAGGGCTAGAGGCACTCAGACAGTACCAAAGAGAATATGATGAGGACAAGAAAACTTTTCGTCAAACTCCAAGGCATGATTGGTGTTCACACCCCGCAGATGCGTTTAGAATGCTTGCAGTCGCGTATCGACAAGACAAGTCAAACGAACCCCTCCCCAAAGGGAAGACTTTACAGACGATTACGTTAGACGAATTGTGGGATTTTGAAACTACACATAAAGAGGTACGCATATGAGCCAACCAGTAGCAGAAGTCGGTGGATACAAGAACATCACAGCAACGGGGGCGGTCTCGACAGGGGCTTGTCAACTCATAGGGTTCTATGTCAACAATACATCAAGTGGAACGCTAGTCTTGCGTAATGGCGGTGCAAGTGGTGATGTAATGAGTGGGACGATCACACCAGCGATTGGGTTTCACCGATTTCCCGCCTATGTAAGCAGTAGCGTTTACGCAACCATTGGTGGCACTTTGGATGTGACATTCTTCTACGCGGCTTAATATGTACGAGAACGCCTATGACGATGGGGCTTATGAGGAAGACCAAGGCCCATATTGGCATGACCAACTAGATAAAGCTGCCAAGGTCTTTGACAAGTGGGAAAAGCGCGGTAAGAAGGTAGTAAGACGCTACCGCGATGAGCGCGATGCCATCGAGATGCCGAGGATGAAGTTCAACATCCTGTGGTCAAACATCTCTGTCTTATTCCCTGCACTCTACGGACGCATGGCAAAGCCAGAGGTAAGTCGTAGATACAGCGATCAAGACCCCGTAGGAAGATTAGCCTCTACGATGCTAGAGCGCGTCATCGAGTACGAGGTAACACAGTTTGGTGACTTTGACTCTGCCATGCAAGGCGTGGTGCAAGACCGCTTGTTGCCTGGTCGCGGTACAGCGTGGGTGCGTTATGAGCCAATCATTGTTGGACAAGAAGCTCCAGAAGCTGCCACAGGCATTGAGCCAGACGAAGGCATTGAGATTACCAACACAGAGGAAGTCGAGCGCGTTGACTCAGCGCATAGCCCTGTGGATTATGTCTATTGGACAGACTTCTTACATTCACCCGCCCGAACATGGGATGAGGTGTGGTGGGTAAGCCGTTGGGTCTATATGACACCCGAAGAGGGCATCGAGCGTTTTGGTGATGTGTTCAAGAACGTACCTCTGCACGACCAAAATGACGATATAGACGCTAAAAACCCAATGACCGCGAAAGCGACCTACGGGAAGAAGGCTAAAGTCGCTGAGATATGGAACAAACGAACAAAGAAGGTTTGTTGGGTTGCCAAGGGATACCCCCAAGCACTTGATGAGCGTGATGACCCTCTCGAATTAGAGGGGTTTTTCCCTTGTCCAAAGCCTTTGCTGGCTACTACGACAAACGGGTCGATGATTCCAGTACCCGATTACTGCGAATATGAAGACCAAGCCCAAGAATTAGACAACATTACACAGAGAATTTACCTACTGGTGAAGGCTTGCAAGGCGGTCGGTGTGTTTAACGCTGAGTTTAAGGAACTTGGGCGGTTATTCACAGAGGGCGTGGATAACAAACTGTTTCCCGTGACCGCGTGGGCAGCGATGAGCGAAAAGGGTGGGCTAAAAGGCGCGATAGACATGATGGACACAAGTGCCATCATCAAAACCTTACAGCAACTTTATCAATCCCGAGAGGTTGTCAAGCAGTCTATCTACGAAATCTGTGGAATATCGGACATTATTCGTGGTGCAAGCAACGCAAACGAGACACTCGGGGCGCAACAACTCAAAGCCAACTTTGGTAGCCTGAGACTGAGGGCTACTCAGGGCGATGTGGCTAGGTTTGCTACTGATCTGTTTCGCATCAAGGCGCAGATCGTCTGTAAGTTCTACCCACCTGAGTTGATTGTTGAGATGTCTGGGGTGATGAACACTCCAGAGGGTCAGAATCCGCAACTGTTGCAAGCTGCGGTGCAGATGCTCTCAAACAGCACGATTCGAGACTTCCACATCCAAGTTGAGGCAGACACACTAGCGCAGATTGACGAGCAAGCCGAGAAACAGAACGCGGTGGAGGCGATTGAAGCGATCTCAGGGTTCTTGCAAAACGGGCTACCTATGGTGCAACAAGCCCCAGAGATGTTGCCCTTGTTTGGTGAGATGCTCTTGTTTACAGTACGCAGATTTAGGGCTGGTCGCAGTTTGGAGTCTTCTATTGAGCAAGCGATGCAGTCGCTACAAGCCAAGGCACAGCAAGCGCAACAACAACAAGACCCTGAGATGATGAAGTTACAGGCTGAACAACAAGCAGAACAAGGGCGTATGCAAGCCCAAGCGCAGACCGAGCAGATGAAGATGCAAGCACAGGCTCAACTTGAGCAAGGCAAGGCGCAGTTAGAGATGCAGATGCAACAAGCGAAAGCCCAAGCAGATATGCAGTTAGAGCAAATGAAAGAACAGTTTGCCCAACAACTTGCCAACAATGAGTTACAAGTCAAAGCCCGTGAAATGCAAGGGCGTGAGGAATATGATCGTTGGAAAGCGGAACTAGACGCAGCGACCAAGATCATGGTGGCGCAAATTGGCGCAAAGGCTGGACTTGATCAAGCTGCAATGAGCGCACAGATGGCGGCAGCCGAGGAAATTGAATCTACTTTGGGTGACGGCATGAGCGAGGCAATTAACCGCCTTGCTGATATGCATGGCGAAACGCTTGGGCAGATCACAGGCGTGATGCAGGCAATTAGCGCACCCAAACGCATTGTCAGGGGTGCAGACGGAAGGGCATCGGGCGTTGAGATCGTCACATGAGCCTAGTCCTACTTGATAGGGTAAAGCAGACTACTACCACGATAGGAACGGGGACTATTACCCTTAGCGGATTGGCGGTGGGATTTCAGCCCTTTGCGTCCCTTGGTGACGGTGCTACCACCTATTACACAATACAAGGCGATGCCGATTGGGAAGTCGGAATAGGCATCTATTCATCTAACACGCTAACCCGAGACACGGTGTTGAGTTCTTCCAACGGTGGGGCATTGGTTAACTTCACCAAAGGCACAAAGAACGTATTTGTAACCCTACCCGCAGAAAAGACCATCACATCAATAGCGTCAGCAAATGCAAGCGTGACGGTGACTCAAGTGGGTACTGAGGTCAATTTAGCGGTTAGCGGTGGTAGCGGTGATGTGGTTGGCCCTGCCTCGGCAACCGATAACGCCATTACTAGATTTGACACTACTACGGGCAAGTTAATCCAAAACAGCGTTACAACCATTGATGACACGGGCAATGCAAGTGGCATTTTGTCGCAACAATTTAGCGATGGCGCTGCGGTAACTTTAGCCGCGGGAAAAATTTGGTACAACGGCTCAACTGGCTCATGGAACGCGGGGATGGGTGGTGGAAACATTACTCAGCAAATTGGCGAAGAATTATTTATTTACGGTAAAGCCTCTGCCGCAATTACAGACTCTCCACTTCAAATTATTTACCATACTGGAACGGTAGGCGCAAGCGGAGTTGTTACTTTTGCGCCCACAATTTCTGGTATCACAAACCCAAACGACATTATTGGCGTAGCTACGGAAAGTTTGGCGCATAATGATTTTGGGCGAGTTACAACTTATGGTTTAGTGCGTGGAATTACAACCGATGGCTCTGCGTTTGGTGAAACTTGGGCAGATGATGATGTCATTTGGTACAACCCCGTAACAGGAAACCCTACCAAAGTTGAGCCAGTTGC